TACAAAGGTTCAAGCGGTGGTGCAGGAGTTTCCTAAGCTCAGTCTCGTAGATAGGCTTTCGTCAAGTCTGTTTCTTGTATCGCCTCTTGCTCATAGACCCGAAATACTTGCTACACACCCACAAATATCCCATAGATTACAAAACATAAATGCCATCGCTTCCACGCCTTCTAAAAGAAGTCGACATATGATTGCCACAGCACTATTATTGGGCATTCTTGTTTGTACAGCACTTATGTTAGGCTATTCAACCATGCAGGTTCAAAAGACCGTTTTCCAAAAAGAAAACGCCGCCTTAGCTAATGGACAAAGTCTCTTTCTTTACAACGAATCCGCTCTCTTCGACCCTGCTCACCCAACGGGTATCCTTTTCGCAAACGAATCGAGCCTGCAACTGTTTATATCATCTTTACCAAAAGGCAGCTCTTATATAGGCTGTTATGTAGATAGCAACGGAATAACCCACACTTACACATCATCGATTCCAAACATTGTTGTAGTGAATGGACAAAGTGTCTTAGTCAATGGGCATAGTTCCTTTATTGGTAACGAATCCTATCCTTTAGATACTACTCACCCAACGGGTAACGCTATCATCAACGAAGTCTACTTTCAAGTCCCGTAGGCAAATCCAATGTAAGCTCTGGCATAACTTGATTCAGCCGATTTCACATATTGATGATAAAGTTTCTTAGCGATATTATAGCATAAGACTAATCAAACAGTCATCGTAAGTCTAAATGCATTCGAATTTTCAGAAGCCCATTATGACAATAACCATCAGCAACTACTTGTTTTCCCTTTAGAGACTAATATAATTGCCGTAATCGTACTAGCAGCTGCAATACCTACAAGAAATATGTATGTTACTATATTGACCATTATGTTAAGTTCGTAGATGGCAAAGGGGAAAACAAAGAAAAAGCCTGATAAAAAGCCAAGAACCGCATACAAACTTAATCTCGACTGGATTGTCATTTCTAATCATCCAATCATCTCCTGGTTCAAATCCTTATTTAACTCTATTCACAGAACACTTGCGTTCTCGAACAGAACAGCTATTGCGTTTTGCTTTTTTAACAAACAAGGCCTTATCTTCTAATTTTCCTGTCTGGCATACGTTGATAGCTTCCGCTAAACAATAAATTAAATGCCGAAAAAAAGAATAAGAAGAATTTCTCAAACAGCCGTTTTTAGAATTATGAGCTGCTTGATTAAAAAAGAAAAGGAAGAATTCTAATTTCCCGTTGCGGTTTTTGCTTCTTGTGCTGCTTGTGGAGCGTTCTGCTTGACTGCATTGATGCCGTTAACGATGCTTGTTACTGCGTCGGTTAGGTTGCCGTCTATGAGTTCTTCGCTGCCTTTAACAATCGAGATAACGCCAACAACGGTTAGTCCGATGCCTGAGTAGCCTATGCCAGATGCGACAGAAGCAGTGATCCCTAAGATTGTAACGATTGCGCCAAGAACAGCTATAATTTTATTTGTAGTTTTCATTTTTAATTTCACCTCCTATGAACAAGCGTGACTAAAAATCACTGAGAAAACAAGGTCATGCTACAACGTACATTCGGAGCCTATGCTGTACGTAGTAATCTCTTGTATAAACCAACTTTTTTTAATCAACAAAAAACTCCGGGTTAAGCCATTTGCTATATTTCGCGCTAAGCGAAAGTGAACGTTAAGTTCCACTGAAGGGTCAAAGGAACAGTAGTATTCACGGTGAAGCTGGTGAAGTCGCCGTCTGTGCTGCTTATGCGAGAAGTAAACTCTGGGTTGGAGGGATTTTGGTTAGCCCAGCCGGTGTTGCCGAATCCATTCAAACCCATGGCTCCCGAACTTCCGAATCCGTTATTCCACCACATCCCAAATTCTGTAATGGTAATTGCCGCCAGAACTCCTGAGTTCCATGTGGCTGTCCAGGCAATGCGGTATTGTCCAGTTGCTGGGTTGCTGTTTGTTCCGCTCAACGTGTTTGGTGCTATGGAACTCGGCGTCACTAACCCTGTTGTTGATTGCGATGTTGCACCTGTTCCTGTTCCACAGCGAATGTACCACCCTGAACCTGTGTTCGACATTAATCCGTATTCCGCGACGGCTGTACTCGTACCAGCCCAAGAAATCCAGTTTACCATGCAGATTAATCCTTGAGAGACGATGTGGCCTTTAGTTCGGAACTGAATTTTATCGCCTTGCCAACATGTGATCTCATCTTTGATTCTGATTTCGTCGCCGAAAGTGTTGCGTAGTCGTAGTTTTCCTTTTAGAAGTTGCTTAACAGCCCACCATTGAAGCATCAACTTGTTCCGGTATTTCATAGCTATCTGGGGTTTCAGATTCATGTAAAAAGTCAACATTTTCTTTTATTCACCCCCTTAAAACACGAAGTAATCCGCGTAAACGCAATACTCATCATTGTTGAACGTGATTGTTCCGAGGCTGCTTGGGAAAGTACCTGAGTAGGTTGAAGCGTAAGTGTAGCCTTGATTTGTGCTTCCAGCAATATAGTAAAGTCCGCCGTTTCCTGAGGCGCTGCTGCACCAAACAGCTAGGATGTAGGTTGTGTTAGATGCAAGTTGAATCGCGCTTGTAGGAGTAAACATAATGAGCTGTGAACCCGCTTGATAAGCAACGGCTACAGCGTTGCATTGTCCAACTAGCGCTTTTGCCGATGTGTAGATTGCAGCGTTGAAGGTTTTGTTAGCTGTATCACATTGAACAAGAGCATGGATTCCAGTCACCCACACAGACCCTGGCACGGTTGGCGTGGTGAAGGCGCTTCCGCCGATTTGGTTTATGCAAGTTGTGTAGGCTGCTCCTGCGGTTGAGTTCCCGAAAGTGCCCGTTGTTGGAAAAGCTGGAGCGTCAGAGCGAGTAGGTCCTGACTCATTTCCACACTCAGCATTAAAGCCATTGTCAAGAAGCCCAAGATCAAGAGGACCATTGGTGCATCCCTCAGTTACGTTAGTGCCATTTTCAAGAAGCACAGCGTCAAGTGGACATTTACTGCATCCTTCAGAGTAAGTTGTCGATGAAAAGCAGAAGCCTCCGCCTTCAACAGCGTTTCCGATTGAATCGCCTTGCTGTCCTCTTACTATGGTTGACAATTCTTGTTTCTCCTAATGATTTGTGATTACGTTAGTTTCAGCTCGTGCAGCGCTTGAGTCATTGATTAGAATCGCGTCAGCAACGTCGCCTTCCTCTTTCAAATCGCTGTTGCCCGTTGTGATGCTTGAAAACCAAAACACGGGAGGCGAAGTGGGGACAGACACAGGTTGCAAAACGTGGCATGACCCAGCCGTTTGTGCTGGAATCGTGTAAGGATTCCCAGTGACTTGTTGCCCATCCAAAAGCCAGTAACTCAGGCTAAATCCCGCATTCAAAGTGTCAGTCACAGTGCAGGGTGATCCGGCGGTTATCGTTTGCAAGCCGTTTAAACTCAAAGAGCCGTTTGGATCGCTTATGATGTAAACGCTCCAGGTTGATGCCCCGCCACTGCCGCTTTTTAGATAGCTAACAAGGGGAAAAAAGTAGAGAGAATACACCTCCTGCGGACCGAGGGCACGCCCAAAAAACATAACCTCAGACAAAACGCCCGTAAAGCCGCCCGAAGAGGCAGTTTGCGAGCCTAAGTATGCATCACTTGTGCTGCTTCCAATAGAGCCAGATTTAGCCTGCTGCGCAAGAACAGGCCCATTCAGGTAGATGTACATGTTTGTTCCATCGTAGACAAAGGCGCCAAAGAGGCGACCATTTAAAGTCGCTGACCCAGCTGGGGCTGTTAATGTTACCCAGGATCCGCCGATGTATAGCGCGAAGACTATGCTGCCGTTTGCATTTACTTGCACGTAAAACTGGTTAGGCTTATAAACGAGGTAGCCTTGAGCTGCAGACGTTGGCGAAAACCAAAGGGTAAAAGACATTGCGGATAAGCCGCCAAAATTTACGTCACTTCCCGCCAAGTCAACATAGCTGCCATTGCCATTGAACATTAAAACTTTCGTTTCAGGTCCTGGAACCCATGTGCACCCGGAGCCTATTGTTCCGTTGTTGCCTGCGGGACTTGAGTCGGTAGCAACTGTACCGGAGCCTTCCCCAAGATGGTAAAAGTCCTGTAGGCTTTGCAGACTTATACTACTACCCTGGACTTGGTCGCTGCTTATGGGCAAAGTGTTAAGGGCAGTAGTCGCGGAGGCCATTGCATTTACTAAATTACTGAAATCGTTGACTGAATGAACAATTTCAATGGTTGCCTTGGTCAGGGTTTTGGTTATGCAGCAAATCTCGTAGCTCCCTGAGAGCCCGAAAGCTGTGCCGTTTGTTACTGTGATTAAGTCGCCGCTGTTTAGCAGTGCTGCTTGGCTAATGTCGCATTCCAGTGGCGAGCCGCTGTTTGTTTGCTGCAGGCTTTGCAGGTATTCGGTTGCGAGGCTGTTTAGGGTTGATTGGCTCATGGCGATTTTGTTGGTTAATGTTTTAATGTTGTAGCCTGCGCCGGTGTTGCCTGCTGAACCTGTGATTAGGTTTCCTGCTTGGTCTACTCCGCGGATAATGACGCCGTCATATCCGGCTTTGCTGCGGTCTATGTCTACTTCGCTTTCCGTGTCAATGGTTATGGCTGTAGGTGTCTGATTGCCTTTGACAGCGATATTTACGGTGTTTCCTGAATTAAATAAATTGAGGCCTAAAATGTTTGCAAGGTTTAGAGCTGCTGTGTAGCAGTCTGTTGCGTTAAATTGTGTGCTAATCGCTGTTGTCGGGCAGGATCCAGCGGTCATGCCGCAAGCCGCGCAAATTGCCGCCAAAATTGTTGATGCGGCTACGTTACTGTATTTTCCAGTGATGGTCTGCTTTTTCATTAATTCAAAAACGCTATTGTAAACTGTAGCCGTGATCGTGATAAATTTGGCTTTGTATGCCCGCAGTAATCCAGCAAAGACAACGGTGCTTCCCCAGAGAATTTGAACTTGCTGATCAGCCTGCACAAACGCGAGATTCGCGGGTGTATTAGGAAGAAAAAAGTCAAGTTCCTGCTCTCCGGATGCGCCTAACTGACCATTAATCTCATCAACTATCTGATCTATGACTGCGTCAGTCTTAGTTACCCAAGAACTGCCAGATAAATATTGAATGGTCCACGACAAGTCTAAAGCACCACGTAGTTTGCTGCAAACTTGAAGACAAGAGTGAATTTGATTGCGGGTTGGTTTGAGTAATCTTTTGTTTCGATGAAGGTTGCTTTGTCAAATTTCCATGTAGCGTTAAGGCTTGGTCTGGGAGTCGTTAACGTAACTAATAGGTGAAGCATTCCTAGCAAGGGAACTATGTATGTTGAGTCGATGGCACTTTTGCTGGAGCCTGCTATAAAGAAAAAGCCCTCCATTGTTAAAGTGCGCACATCATTGCATACCGAAACAAGAGTGGTTCCTTGCTCCGGAATGTTAATTGAAGAATCATCAATGGTTGGTGATTCATCAGTGTTGGTCTGAGGTGCGTATGGAAGAGTAATTGTCGTGGATCCCTGCGTTATTTGCCAGCTCATCTTTCTATGTCACCTTGTTCATTATGCCTTTCTTGTACATTGCATCGCAAATTCCCTTGTTCACTGCGTCACGCGTTTGCTTAAGCGAAGCCGACCCAGTTATGTTGCCGATTGTGATGTTGGGTGAGCCGATTGTTACGTTACTTGTACCGCCCCCGCTCTTAACGGACACATTGCCTGCGAGGCCTTGCAGGCTTGAGCCCAAAGTGTTGGTTTTATGCGTTAATTGGTCGCTAAGCGCTATGCTCTGAGTTACCTGCTTGTTAAATTCCTCAGCAGCAGGCGCCGCATGCGCAAAACACAGATGGCTAAGTGCACTGCCTAAGCCGCCGATTAAATCACTCAAGGGCTTCACAGCGTTAGCGACGGCGCCAATGGCTGTCTCAAAGGCTTTAACAGGAATTAACGCAACGTTCAGGTCGGCCACTAAAACTTCTTTGAAAAAATTAGCTACTGGCAGCAGAATATTGTTGTATGCCCAGCTGAGACCATTCCATAAGGCATCTCCTGCAGATTTTAAAGCGTTAAATGCTGAAAGAACAGCTCCGCCTATGATACTGCCTATGTCGTTGATTATGTCGCGGAAAGGCTTGCAGTACGTGTAAGCGGCAATTATTCCGGCCACTAAGGCGGCTATGGCAAGTACAACGAAGCCAATTGGGTTTGCATCCATAACAACATCAAGAGCCGCTTGGGCTCCTTCCCACATTTGAGTTGCATGGCTTGCAAGAGTCATGACGTTTATGACTGCGGGAATAACCGTCAATGCTGACATCATTAGAGTGCTGTTGTAATTGCGACTTGCCTCTGATACCCGTTCTTGATCTACTTGCTGGGTTTCGATTGCTAAGTTAAGCTTGTTTGCTGCGTCCTGTGCCTGAATGCTGGTTTCGCCGTATTTTGCAACAGCAACATTGTAGGCTTGCTGAGCCAAAGTTACGGAGTTAGCGGCTTTTTCCTCTGTCAAGTTAGCTCGGGCAAGTGAGGTTTGCGCGTTCTCAACATTATTTACTGCCATGTACAGCATGGCGCCGCTCATTGCCGCACTATTCATCTGCATAGCGTTTTGGCTGAAACTTTGACTTGAAGTGTCAGTTGCATCGCTTGCTTCGCCAGTGCTGACGGTTATTTGATTCATGCTTACTTGAGCTGCGCTCCCGGCTTCATTGAAGGAATCTTGCATTTGGCTAGTGTCGGCTGTCACAGTTGTCGTCATGGTTGAAACAGAACTCGCGGTCTGCTGCATGCTATCCGACACATCGGTGCTCATTGAATCGGAAGCTTCGCTGACATTGCTACTCATATCAGTAAAGTTGCTGCTGACTTCTTGAAAAACATCTGACGCATCATCAGTAGCAACAATGTCTATTTCAGCAGGAGGAGCTCCGCTCATTTTGTTTTTTAACCTTCTGATAACTTATGAAACCAAATCGCTGATTGGATCAAGAATTCTATTTGAAAATTGGTTAGGCTTGTAGCGTATTCTATGGTGTAGTGGTAGAGGTTGATGACGGCTGCGATCCGCTGGGCTTCGCTGCTCCAGCTGATCCAGTCATTGACCGCCTCACCTGACGCGGTAAAAAACCCTCATTAAGCAAAGCCTTCTCCAGAGCACGTACCAAATCCCACGGCGCATCACGCAGATCCTTCTCCGCCAAATCGGGGTAGCAGGGCTTCATCATCTTTAGAAGCGCCTGCAGTTCGAATTCGCGCTGATCATCCTTGTAAAATTTGGCTAAATCGCTCAGCTCGCTGTGGGTAAGCAACACGAATTTAACCCATCCAGCGCCAGGCACATTAGCCTCCTGAGGAACCTTACTGTTTTTGAGCAGGCCTACGTTAAAGTTTTTGAAACGCTCTTTCTGCTCAGCCTCATATTCGTTGAATGCAGCTTTAAGTTTCTCGAAACCTTCAGAATCAAATTTCTCTTCTTTATCTTTTTGACTTTCACTCATCAAATCACCTCATTACCTTAACATAATATCATATCAGAATCGGTCAGAGCGCCCATCGAAAACTAAGTCAAAAAATCTTGACTACTGACAAAATACCTTAGTCAAAGAAATTTGACGAAAACTCTTTTATGGCTTTATTGCCCATACAAAACGGGAGGGCAAATGAAAATGGTTTCCATGAACAAAACTGCGCTGACCGTCATTCTTATTTTAGCACTTGCTTTTTCCGCAGTAAACAGCCTAACTTCTGAGTTGGCAAAAGCACAGCCTTCCTTACCTACGCCTCCAGCACCGTTCTACATTGAAAGCGATGGAAGTATTAACCCATTAACAGCGCCGATTAATAGGGTTGGAACCACCTATACGTTAACCGGGGACGTTTACAACACCATAGAAATCGATGCGTCAAACATCGTGCTTAAAGGCAATGGTTTTGCAATCACAAATCCATTTGTATACACGGGGATGTTCCCAATCGGCTGGCTTCCAGGAGTTCATGTGCTTGGCGTTAGCAACGTTACTGTGACAGATATTGCGTTTGAATCCTGCATCAGTGGTGTAACAGTCGAGAACTCGTCAGCAATCACGGTCAGCCAAAACACAATTCAAGATTCAGTATATGGTGTAGCTGTGTTATCTTCATCAGGCGTTAGCATTACCTCAAATAACATAGCGGTTCCACAATCCGTTGGCGCAAGCGGCCTTATTTTTATCCAAGACAATCCAGAGGCGGCAACTTCTGTTCAAGCTAACATTGAAGGCAATTTGATAGTTGGAAACAACAATACTCCCTCTGTCAACGCTCAGCCTCAGCAATACGGTATCTGGGGTGGATTCAACGATTCCAATATGACAAAGAACTCGATAAGTGGTATCAATGGGATCGCGCTTTACTATTATGGTTCGAACAATCTTATTTTCGACAATAATTTCCAAAACAGCAATCAAGGAATTGCATTTACTGGAGACGAATCTCTTTCATATGGTAACACTTTTTACTACAACAACTTCATCGATAATGCCCAAAACGTTGAGATCGGGTTTATTACACCCCCTCCGCCTAGCAGGTGGGATAACGGCACCATTGGAAACTACTGGAGCGATTACAACGGCACAGCCACAATCGGTGGGGAAATAGGCACTTCACCATACATTATTCAAACTTCCTACGAAAACTACACTACTGGACAAACCGTGACGGTCATCGAAGGCCAAGACAATTATCCACTCATACACCTTGTCAGCACAGCAAACATGGCTGCAGAGGTTCCAACCTTGCCAACCACTTTGATCTATCCAACTGCTTCGTCCCCGCCAAGCTCAAGCCCTACGCCTGCGTATAGCACTTCGTCGTCTCCAGCGTCAACCCCGTCCATTTCATCGACTCCTTTAATCCCAGAGTTTTCAACAATAATTAGCGTGATAGTCATTTTGGCACTGACAGCAACGACATTATTATTCACCAAGAAACTGAAAAAAAGGATGAATAACCACTAAAATGTGCTTGTGGCCACACTTTGTGCTTCGCCGCTAATGTCATTTGCAATTGTGCCTTTCTGGCCGTTCTTTACGCTGTAAGCTGTTAAGACAACGTTGCTCAGTGTGATTTTCGGAGTCCCCGAACCTGTGGTGGTGCCTTGTGGACCCCAAATAACAGTAACCAGTGAGCCATTAAGAACATCTGTAAGTAATGCTGCATAGTTTGCGGGAACATAAAGTGCTGAAGCCTTAAACGTGTAGGATTGGTTGCCGCTGGCCGTGAAAGCTGGCGATGGAGAGCCGCCTGAAGCGCAAACGTATTCCTTAATCATTTCTGCTTTAACATCCATAGTGAAGTCAGTTAGAAAGCCGATTGCTGCTCCTCCAACTTGAACAACTGCATTCCTACTTAGAACTGGCGTAGTAGCTAAACTCATATTTTTCACCTCGATTAACAATTATTCAGATCAAATTATGGTACGATTAGAAGCCTTTGGGTATATACCGATTAGCGGCTATTGGGTATATGTTAGCCTTGCAGGATATTTTGAATTTGCTCCTCAATAGCCGGCGCAAAATCAGGCAAATGCTGATTAACCGAATTCGTCAAGAATAATCTTGCCGACATCTTTCGGGTGCCAAACTCTACGTAATAAGCATAAGGCGCAGTAGCCTTAATTTTTAGTTGAAAATCGCTAGGTTGCTCAACCGCTAAAGTGCTTTTCAAATATCCCGTTCTGACTGGAACCAACGTGTTTGCAGTCGCCAAAATATCCTGAGCAACATTCGTCATTGCTTGCTTCACGGCTTCCGGATAGTGCTCACAAAGACATTCAAAGCAACTGCTCAGAACATCAAAATTTGACAGGTTAACTGAAATTTGAACACTCAACAAAATCCCTCTTACGCAAAGTACTGTAAATTAAAATGAATTAATCGCGCCTAAAACGGTGGCGCAGTACCCCAAATCCATGTTGGCACAATTTGATAACTCGTTACATTTGTGCTGTTAGTGCCCAAATACAGTGTAATGGTTCCACTTTCTCCACTGGCAAGGACTGTTCCAGAACCTATATAAGGTCCAAAAAGTGGCGCAATCGGCGGACCGTATGATAAATCCATTGCATTAATTTGTTGGCCACCGCTAAATAATTGAGCCGTTAGGTAGACCCATGCTGATGTTGAATTAGATGTAGGAAAATCTGGCAGTGGATAGTCTGTTGAATAATCATTGCGTATGGTGACACTAATTATAACGCAAGGTCCACCCCACGTAACTTCTGTGCCATTTGAATAAGTATACGTCTGAATCGGATAGTAACCGTAACTTGAATTTGTCGAAACTACGTATATTTTACTATAATTACCCTCAAAGGGTAAATAATAGCCATCGCTAATCCTCGAAGAATGGGCAAGTTTGTTTTTGAAAAGCCCTGCTTGATTATACTCATATACTGCGACTGCTGAACTGGCAATTAAAAGAGCTACGAGCAACAAACTAGTTGCTTTCAAGCCTGCTTTGTGATTGAAACGGTGCTTTGGCTTTTCTGGCGACGTCAGTTTTTTGTCGGTTACATTTTCAACTGTTCGAACGGTCAGTAAGGCGTCTTTTCCTTGATCAGAGAGGCAATATTTTCCGTACTCGTCAGTTTTTATCAAGCCATTTAGTTTGGTTAAGTGATGCTGAAGATGTCCGCTGCTGTCAATTGCAGTTTTCTTCTTTAAGTCAGCAAAGCCGAGAGCGCCTTCACCCAGAGCCTTCAAGATTACTATGCGTGTAGGGTGACCCAATGCATCAAAGACTTCTGCACGTTGCCTATCATTAGACACTTGCCCCTCGTCTTCCATTTTTCTTCAACCTCAAGCTGTCTTGTCCATGTCATATCCATTAAACTATTTAATGCCTCGTTTGTAGACACAATGGATAAGGCAATTAAACTTAAGTCCAATTTTCTGGACTAACAGCTTGGAGCAATGGTTCAGCAGCGCTAAGCTATTTTCGTTACTCTGTGCTCTACAAGAACCTGTGAGCCGTTTTTGTACGTCACAACCCAGTTGCTAAATTTGGTCTTAAATTTCTGGTTTGCCGCCCTTTTTTGTTCCGCTATTGATTTCACCTGCGTATTAACTTGAAATGCTGAAGTAAACGGCGTCAACGTTGATCATGACGCGGGTTACTTCAGTTGCGTTACTGTGGATCGGCTCTCCGGTTGCTACATAGTTTGGGTCTTGCAGGTGTATGATGCGATTAACTTCCGCCTGCAAAGCCTCCAAAGTTGATTCTGCAGCCGCTAAATCAGCCGTGTTTTGGCTTGCGTTAACGACAATTATGTCGACAACGAGTTTTTCAGTTACGAGGTAGCATTCGCGGCTAAGGGCGTCAACTTGTTTGCTTGGGCTTGCGTTATAGACAGCTACTTGTAAGGTTCCTTTTCCCTGAGTAATCCCAATCGCATCCATACGGGTCGTAGGCCACAAAATGTTTGCAACGGCCATGGGACTTGATAGCCCCCAATTTTCCTGCAGCAACTCCGAAACTGCCAAGACCTGATTAGTTGACATCTAAGCTTTCCTCCGCTTTCTGCCAAAATAATAAAGAAGCCAACCTATCACGAAAAGCGCTACAGCAACAGGAATAAGCAGAAGCCTAAGTTTTCGCTTCTTCATTCCTAACGCCACCGTCCTCTACAATGAGGCACTTCATGTCCCAAGCGTGCTTGAGCTCCTATGGCTACGGTTGAGAGATTCACTATATTTCGGGTAAAACTGTCTTGGAAGCTTTGTACCGCATTTTGAAATGAGAATTTTCCAATTGTGCCTTTGGTTACGAATAAGTCGCCAAGCTTGTAATCGGCGGCGCCCAAAAGCATGCCTCCGCTGGCAGCAACTAAAACGCTCATGCATGCAAGATCTAAGGCGGCTAACTGCGCAAACGGGTAACGTGGATCCGTAGCTGTTACACTGGGCACTAGACTGCCCATGTAAGTGTTCGCGTGATCAACGTAGGCTTGAACGCTATTACTTGAGACCGAGAGCCCGTAGACTTGATAATTGCTGTTGCTATCGGGTCCTGTAGCATTTAGATGAGTAATAACTTCAGAAAGCGAAGTAAAACTTGGGTATGACGACATATAAGGGCCTCTTTAAACTAAATTATTAAAGTCCTGAAAACAGGACTTCGTTTATTCGGGAGTCTTCAAACGAGGAATTAAATAGCCAAGTGTAGTGAGTGCCTTGAGGTCACGATAATGGAAGAAGGACAAGACATAGAAAGAGACAGACAAAGAGCAGAAATATTCGACGCCCTTGGCCATCCCACAAGAATCGTTATTCTAAAGGCTTTAAGTGAAGAAGCTCTGGGATTTGCCGATTTAAAGAAGAAAACCTCCATTGAAAGTAGCGGTCAGCTCCAACATCATCTTACCAAATTAGGCGACCTAATCAAGACTGACGAACATGGGAAATATGGTCTTTCCAATCAAGGAAAGGAAGCCCTATTAACCGTCCAGTCTGTAGAGAATGCTTCTCCTGCAAGAAAAGATTCCGCCAAAACTCACTCTCGTCTTTATAGTTCAAAAAAGTTTTTCCAAGTTCTTTCATTACTTTTGGCCTTTCTCTTAATTGCAAGCACAGCAATTGCTCTAGTTGAATTTAATCAAGTACAACAGCTTCAGAATGGACCGGCTGCAAAATTGAATGATGCTGGCTATTTAGATAGTTCAAAAATTTTTCTAATTTCATCTTATTCTTATTATGGAAAATATGATGGTCAAGCATGTTTCATCATTGAGGCCACTGTAAGAAATGATTACACTTCACAGCAACCACCTCCAATGGATAACTTTCCAGGTAACAGCACGGGAACAGCATATTTTGGCATGACAGCAAAATTATACGTTAAGGGTACGCCAATTCAATCAGAGGACGTGACGAGTCCGGGATCGTCACCATTAAGTGTAAATCAAATTGGGTTGGGTAGCGGAGACACGTATGTAGTTGAGATTGATATGGCAACATCTAACCAAAATGTCGACAATTATACAATAAATTTGGTCGGATTAGCCGGATATCCAATTCCATAAGTAACGAGGTTAGACGAGCGAGTGGTTACTTTGAAGCCGGCTTTACGGTCCATAGTTAAAAGATATGGGCAAAACAAACTAAACTTAACTAGTTGCTAACCCTGTGATCGCGGCTTGGCATTCACCGTTGAGTATGATCGGAGCATACCGGGTGCTGAGAATCGGCTTCACCAGTTCCTTAGATTTGAGCAGCTCAACATCGGTTGTGAGCGGTCTCTTCACGAGGAACATCCCGAGAGGGGCATAGGCAGCAGAAAGGTTCTTGCCTGTTGACAAGCAAATGATAGTCCCTGCGGGAACAACGTTTGACCAGCAAAGTTCCCATTCGCCCAGCATCTGGATCGGCTTCTGAGTAATCGGCGATATCTCGTTGCGGTATAGGCTGTAGTTAGGTAGGTTCTTGATGTCGCGTTTCTGGATTGGGTTGCAGACAATCGTGTCCATCAAGAAGTCTCCGGCGTTGATCAAAGCTTCAGCATTGTTGAAGTCTTCCATGCCTGCAGTGTTTGCCTTGGTGAATTCGGTGCCTGTTACAGTGATTGTTTTGCCGGTGCATGCAAAGCTGTTTGCGCTTGGAACTGCAGCAAGCATCACCGTCCAGCAATCTAGCTCAATCTGATACGCGAGGCGTCTTGCAAGTCTTTTGAGTTGCTGGTTAACCACTGGCAAGTCAACGTCTTCAACGACCTCTTTAGGAATCTCGATGGCTTCCATACGTTTGTATGGGCTAACAGTCGCGAATTTCATTGGCGTGTAATCGACGGGTGCAGCGGTGCCAGGCGCCACTTCGCTTATGCCTACACTGTGAGAGCCGTTTTCAATCGTGTAAGTCTTAGTTCGGCCATGTTTCAGAACGTCGTCTGTGAGTAGTCTTTTCAAGATCAGGTTTGGCATAGTCATCTCTATGATGACCTGGTTCAGTTCTGGATACTGAATCGAAGCGGAATCAACAAAGGTTAGAGCGTCTTCTACAAAACTCATTTTTCTTTTTTCCTCCAAAATTTAATTACTGGTTTTCTTCTCGCTTTCAAAAAAACTGAAAGGGTGGTCCTCGGGTTTACCCGAAGATTATTTGAACTTGCGCGTTATTTGCTCCACCAACAACTACGACTCCACGGCGATTCGACAAGGCATTGATGATTGCTGCTAGACCTGAAGCTGTTATTACCCCTGTGGTTGTATTCGCTGTCAGTGTTGCGCCAAGAGCTGCATCAGTAGTGGCTGCCAAAGCGGCTATGCCGCCGTTAGCCGAAACAACAACTGCACCTGCAGATAATGTGCCGCCTGAAGTGTTCTTACAGCGTATCCTGTGACCGAAGACATAGACGTTTAGCAGTTGATTGCCAAAAGTGTCTACTGGAGGCACTGACTGGACAAAGCCGACGAATGCCGCGTTAGCGCCTGCGCATAAGCTGACTGCGTTATTGCTTGAGACGTAGACTGGGTCGCCTACTTTGGGTGATGTGTAGCCTGAATCTGCTAGGAATGTCTGCTCTAGATCTGGAATTACCTTAGGTCCTACACCGTCAAAACTCATCTTTATTCTGCCTCCTCAGGGTCTGTATGTGTTATATCCGCGGTTAAGCTGCCCATGCGTTTCGCAGCAGCAGCTAATTCGAGCCCAGCTTTCTTCAAACTGCCCTTAGATGCAAACATGTTGTTTAAGCGTTGAGCGTCATCGATTCCTGGGAGCCCTGCGCCTGCACCCATGCCGGGTCCTGATTGGCCTTTCCCGTTTGGTCGAGGTTTAGGAACGGCGGCTTCAACGGCTGCTTTTATGGTTGTTTCCAACTTTGCTTCTATGGTTTTTTCAGAAGCGGCTATTGCAGCTTTGCAGGCATCCATGATCTGCGTTGTATTCTTTGTTAATTCGTCTTCTAGCTGTTGGTAGGTCAATTCCGTGCCAGCTTTCGGTTTTTCACCTGGTGCTGTCGGAGCGGTTGGTGGCTGATTTTCACCTGAACTCATTTTATTTTTTTCTCCTATTATGTTGTTAAGCCCGTGTAAGTCAGGCTGTAACTTTGCTTTCAACTCCTTTAGGCCGCAAGGGCAATGCGACTTATCCGTGCACTTACAGATAGAGGCAATAAGCCCTTGGCGCTGCGATTCATCCATAGCAGCTGCGAACCCTTTGAAACGGAAAAGATTGTTTACGTAAGCACCCTCAGCGACGATGCTGAGTTCGACGCAGCGCGGTTGATGCACGATCTCCCAAGCACCGGCACAGAGATGAATCATCACCATATTGGCGTCTCGGGTTTTACCGCTACATAAGCTGCAGACAATGTTATCTGAGACAATCCTGGGGCTAACCATTCGTAAATATTTCTTTTCAATCTGTGTCAGAAGCACCGGATCGCCAGAAACTTCAGCCTCAAAGAAAACCTGATCGCCTACCCGCTTGCTCTTGGTGACTACGCCTTTTACAGTCTCAACACTTTCCCCGTGATTAATTCGCAGCTGAGCTTCCCGAAGAGTGGATGCAAAATAATCCAAGTCTTCATCAGGAACCTGCCAACGATTCTTGTTAACTGAAGAATCTATCGCTTGACCTTCGATGATCCCAGTTTTCCTGATATCATCCAGGCTGGCTTTCACGTCAACGTCATAACTTAATTCCAAGGGCAAGGACATATTCTCCTGTTAATGTTAAGTCTTCATTTGATCTGAGATTTTCACGCAGAAACAACCACAGTTCGGGTGCACATTGCAAGCGAAGGTATCGTCAGCAACGAATTCTCCCCACGGAAAAATACTTAGCAAATCATCAGGGTCTTCAAGCTCGTATTCGTCGCCGTCGTAATCTTCGCATTTAAGGCAGGTGTTAGGGTTCTTAGAATTATGGAAACGCCAGGTAGAGAATTTTATGTTCGGATCCACAATAGCTGCTTGGAAGCTTTTAACTGCCATAACGGCGATAACCGCATCCAGATACATCCGCAGCACAAGCCCCTCCTTTTTCTTCATCCTTGAATGCTTAGTAAAGAAACTTTGACGAGAAGCCTTTTAACGTAAACAGTTTACAAGAGTAAGCATGGTAGATACCGAACGATTTGATGGTCTGTGAAAGAATGAAACGTAGGGCAACAAAGACTTTGAGAGTTGGCTGTATCCTTCTTACCGGTCTTTTATTGTTCTGTGCTTTCGCATTATTGCCTCAGCTAGTTCGAGCCCAGACGGTAACGGCAACGATAACCGTTGGCGGTGGTCCTGTGGTGTGGCTATAACGCCAAATGGCGCATATGCCTATGTTACAAATAATGGCATAGGTAGCGATTCGGTGTCGGTGATTAGCACGGCGACGAATACCGTGACGGCGACGGTAACCTTACCTCTTGGAAGTACTCCTTGGGGTGTGGCTGTGACGCCCAACGGCGAATACGCCTACGTAACAAATGGAGTATACGTCGATACAGTCTCGTTGATTAGCACGGCGTCGAATACGGTGACGGGGACGATACCCGTCGGAAACGAGCCTGAGGGTGTGGCTGTAACACCCAACGGCGAATACGCCTACGTCACAAATCTTATCAACAGTACGGTCTCGGTGATAAGCACGGGTGCTCCGACCTCAAGTCCAACGCCCACTCCCACTCCAGCTCTTACACCAACAGCAACTGCTTCTTCTACGTCCCCTACAGTTCCTGAGTTTCCTTGGATGTTAACAATTCTGACATTATTTTTTGTCTCCACATCTTTTGCAATAATGGTGTTAAGGCGATCAAGACAGAGCTCGCACAAGGTATGACGCCCCGTTTCCGTCTTTGACTAATTTCGTTGGAAACCCACCAGGCGCTTTCTTGGGAGCTTCAGGTGTCTCAAATTGCCGTCCTTCAGGCATCATTGGCGCCGGAGCGGGCACAGACTTCAAAACTCCATCGATCTTTTCTGGCAGACCCAGTTCGCCACGTGCCTCTTTATCGCCCATCAACATATTATTGTAGAGGTCGATGACGCGGCTCATCTTGACGTCAGTGGGTGGCTCCCAAATTGGCTTCCATTTTATCTTCGGGATCTTATCCGGTATGATCAAAGATTCAGGGAAGTCGCCGCGTAGGATTAATGGGAAAAGCTGCATCTCATAGACGCCGCTGCGATGTTTCTGCCGCATACGCAGCCTAGTTATGAACTCCTGCATTACGACGTCTGCCGTGGCTCTGTTGGCGCCTTCTGGCTCTCCCAGAAAGATCTTAGGAACGCCAAGTTGACTGTCACGTTGCCTCTCCAGGTATTCGATCCACCATTCTGCCTTCAAGTCCTTGGTTAAGGAAGACATTGGCGTGACCTCGACGTCGCCTCTAACAGTCAAATCTGTGCCTTGATCACGTGAAGCCAGGGTGTTAGACATAACATCTAGTTGTGGGTCGCTCCATGGCTCAGGCATCCCAGGTGCACCGTTCCCACCGCACTTAGCGATGAGCATTGGCTTGGTGTAAACCTTCATGATCTTAGCCATGTCAACTTGGAAGTCATCGATCAGCGCTTGAACATGCAATATGCTGCGCAGAGAAGAGGTCCCGTAGGCGTTCTCAAAGAACCAGCTGGAAACGTTATTGAGGGTACGGTAGATTTCTTCAGGGTCAAAAACTACGGGCGGGTATGAATTAAGCTGCGCATAGCCGAAAATGTTTTTGTAGCAATCTTGGCGAATCCGCATATATTCAGGGTCAAGGGTTTTCAGCCACAGGACCTTGGCTCCGTCTTCATCCATCACTGGCTCAGTATAACTGGTGCCGAAAACCTGCGCGTCTTTCTCTTCCGACCGCATCGTATCAAGCATATCATTGGATTCTAGCCATTCTTCTAAGAAATCGCGGAAGGTGTTTGTGCCGCCTTCCAAAGTGAACCCGTTGCTAATCTCTAAGTTAACTTTAACATCAATTGAAGCTTGGATACGCGGAACAAAACTGTATAACGCCTTAAACTTCGGCAGGTCCTCAACGGGTGTTACTCCCCAAATGCGATCCCAAAGGCTAGTATATGGGCTGCTGACAAAG